CTAACGCTGAAGAGGTCATCGAGTGGGAACAGGATGATATCTTTGTCAGGTGCAACAAAGACAAGGTCAAAGAAGAACTCGACTCTTACATCGAGCATATAGTCGATAAAGCTATCGTTCACTTTGACAGCGTAGAAACGGTGCTGTGTTTATCGTCGTCGACCAACTTCCGTAAATCTCTACAGGCAGATTACAAAGCTAATCGTAAGAGTGTCCGTAAGCCTGTCGGCCTTCGGTACGCGAAAGACTACCTGTCGGCGAGATACGCCGCCGTTACATGGGATGATCTAGAGGCTGATGATGTTATCGGCATACTGGCTACGGCCAATAAGGACGGGGCTATCATAGTCAGTGCTGACAAGGACCTTCTTCAGATACCCGGATACCATCTTATTGACGGCGAACTAATACACCGTCGCAAGGACGAGTGTGAGAAGTGGTTCATGGTCCAGACCCTGAGCGGCGACAGGGTAGACAACTACACGGGTTGCCCCGGTATAGGGCCTGTCAAAGCAGAGAAGCTACTGACTCCTGAAGAAGGTGAAGAGCCTACGCTTGAATGGATGTGGGCCAAGGTAGTCGAAGCTTTTGAGAAGGCGGGCCTGACTGACAAGGACGCCCTCACTAACGCCCGCCTTGCCTACATTTTACAGACTGAAAACTACGCACAAAACGAGGAGGTAGTGCTGTGGAATCCACCAACGATCAAGTGAACAAGCCGTCCCATTACGCCCGATGGAAGATCGAACCCATCACTTTCATCATGCGAAACAACATGGAGTGCTGGAGAGGAAACATAATCAAGTATGCAAGCCGCGCTGGGTACAAAACAAAGCCCGGTAAGACAATGGTCGAGTCTGAAATAGAAGACCTTCAGAAAGCCATGCGTTACTGCGAGATGCAGATCAACCTTCTCAAAGGAGAGGAGGAGTTATGACAGGGCTGTTAGATTTTTCTGCCAGCATGGACCTACTGGGGAGGCACATAGACCACCTCAAAGTAGTGTCCGCGTCTGCTCTAGTCGACAGGCACAGGGGTAGAGGCCCCAACCCTGACGATGTCGCAGAGATGCGTCATCAGATCGGCGCGATCCAAAACTTACTCACCACAATTTACGAACAATCAGTAGCCCTAGAGAAAGAGGTAATACGTCAGTGACACTGCTAGCTAACGCCCAATACGGAATGACCCTTCCTATCTCCGTAGAGATCGACAAACAGAAATACAGACAGACAGGTGAAGACTTTTACTCAAAGGTTGTTCGCATAGCAGACTCTCTCAAAGACTCGCCTGACCACTTTGAACAGTTCAAGGACATCCTACGTTATCTTAGGTTCTTGCCCGCTGGCCGGGTACAGAACGCTATGGGTGCTGCCCGCCAGACTACAGCATACAACTGCTTTGTGTCGGGCGTCATCGATGACTCTATGGATTCTATTATGGAGGCAGCTACGGATGCTGCCGAAACCATGAGACGCGGCGGCGGTATAGGTTATGACTTCTCTCGTCTGCGCCCCCGTGGTGACAGGATCAAATCCCTAGAGTCGAAAGCCTCTGGGGCAGTCAGCTTCATGGGCATCTTTGATGCCGTGTGCCAGACGATAGCTAGCAGCGGTCACCGCCGTGGCGCACAGATGGGCGTCCTTCGTGTCGATCATCCTGACATCGAGCAGTTCATCACAGCCAAGCATAACGAGACGTACCTAACAGGGTTCAATATCTCTGTCGGTATTACTGACGAGTTTATGCACTGCCTCAAAACAAAGAAGCCCTTCCCTCTTACCTTTGAAGGTGAGGTCTACAAAGAAATAGATCCCGTGGCCCTCTGGGACATGATTATGCGTTCGACGTGGGACTGGGCAGAACCCGGCGTTCTGTTCTTAGACACCATCAATAAAATGAACAACCTCTGGTACTGCGAGACTATAGAGGCAACCAACCCCTGCGGCGAACAGCCCCTGCCGCCCTACGGCGCGTGTCTTCTGGGCAGCTTTAACCTTACAAAATATGTGGAGGATGGCCGGTTCCTCTGGGAGCTATACAAGGATGATATACGTGCGACTGTTAGAGCTATGGATAACGTCATCGATAGGACCATCTACCCACTACCGGCGCAGAAAGATGAGGCGTTGGCTAAGAGGCGGATGGGGCTGGGTGTTACTGGCCTCGCTAACGCTGGCGAGCTTATGGATTATGCTTACGGTTCTGAGCCTTTTATGAAGTTTGCCTCTAAGGCAATGCGAGAACTCCGCAACCACTGTTACTCTACATCCGCTGATCTGGCAGAAGAGAAAGGCAGCTTCCCTCTCTTCGACAAAGACAAGTATCTCCAAAGCCAATTCGTTAAGACGCTGCCCAAAGAGGTTCAGGATAAGATTGCAGAGAAAGGTATACGTAACTCTCACCTTACCTCTATTGCCCCGACCGGAACGATCAGTCTCACTGCCGATAACGTAAGCAGCGGCATAGAACCTCCGTATGCCCTGTATTACGACCGTACTATCCAACAGTTTGACGGACATCAGGTCGAGCGTGTCGAGGACTACGCCTACAGAATGGGTGTGCATGGCCGTACCGCTAATGAGATATCGGCTCAAGAACACGTAAGCGTTCTAGCCTTAGCCTCTAAGTACATGGACTCGGCAGTCTCGAAGACCTGCAACGTAGGTGATGACGTTACCTACGAAGAGTTCAAAGAACTGTATTTGATGGCCTACAACCAAGGCTGCAAAGGGATTACGACGTTCCGCGCAGCGGGTAAACGGTACGGAATACTTAACGAAGTTAAGGAAGAAGAGCCTAAAGCGGAGGCTTGTTACATAGACCCCGCTACAGGACAGCGTACCTGCGAGTAATTAGGGACCAGTTAAAGAAGGATTACGCAGTGACTAAAGTAACTTTAGGCTCTGATCGTGTGGGGCTACCCCTAACGGCGGATGATTTAGTGGATATGCTAGAAGAGGCTTTTCCTAACAAATCTCCCCAAATACACGAATCCGAAAAGGAACTTTACTACCGGGCGGGCCAACGCTCTGTAGTCGAGTATCTCATCCACCTCAGAAACGAAGATACACAGGGAGTATAACTATGTGTGGCGCTATCTTTAGCCGACCCAAACCCCCGCCCCCGCCTAAACCGCAAATCATGGGCGAACGAGAAGACACTGATCCGCCGATCCTGAAGCTGCAAGGCGAACAGGACGGTAAAGCGTCGGGGGATGCCGGAGGAAGTTCTGCCGCAGAGCCTATGGACTCAACTTCTACGGCTCTGTCGATCCCTAAGAAGAAGATGTCATCGGTCGTTAGCGTTTAATGGCAGGTAGCTGTTCGGCCCGTTACAACCGTCTAACAGCTAAACGAGATTACTACCTAGACAGGGCGCGTGAGACAGCAGAACTCACTATCCCAGCCTTGCTTCCTCCTGAAGGCTTTACGTCAGCTTCGGACCTGTACACTCCCTATCAGTCCGTAGGCTCTCGTGGGGTCAACAATTTAGCAAGCAAACTTCTTCTTCTACTGCTACCTCCTAACACCCCGTTCTTCCGGTTGATGCCGGATAGCGACACTCTCAAAGAGCTTGAAGAGCAGCCTGAAGTTAAACAGGAAGTAGAAAGCTCACTGAGCCGTATAGAACGCCGTCTTATGGATGAGATAGAAGGCAGTTCTTTTCGGGTTGCGGTGTTCGAGGCTCTAAAGCACCTGATTATCTCAGGTAATGTTTTAGTACATGTGCCTGATACAGGCCCTCTCAAGGTCTTCCCTCTGTCAAACTTCGTCGTGCGCCGTGCGCCTGACGGCTCCGTCCTTGAGATCATTGTTAAGGAGCTTATTGCTAAGGAAGAGCTTGGCCTTGACTACCCTGAGCATGAAAGCTTCGAGGGTAGCTATGGGGACAGCTACGTCCCTAACGATAGCAAGGACGTGTACACAAAGATCGTCAAGATCGATGACAAGTACCAAGTATATCAGGAAGTAGACGACAACATCATCGAGGACTCCTACGGCGAGTACCCCGAAGACATGCTGCCTTGGCTTGCACTGCGTATGGTTAGGGTAGACGGCGAAGATTATGGCCGGTCGTTTGCTGAAGAACAGCTTGGTGACATCAGGTCACTCGAAGCCTTGACCCAAGCACTGGTGGAGTCCGCAGCGGCTGCATCAAAGCTAGTGTTTATGGTCAGGCCAAACGCCACTACCAGAAAGAGCGACATTGCAGAGGCCAACAACGGTGATGTCGTAACTGGTAGCCCTGACGATGTCGCAGTTCTACAGACCGGCAAGTACCAAGACATGCGGGTCGTACTAGATGCCGTTCAGCGAATAGAAGAAAGGTTGAAGTTCGTTTTTCTCCTCAACGAATCGATCCAAAGAAATGCTGAACGGGTTACAGCGGAGGAAATCCGCTTCATGGCGAACGAGTTGGAGTCGGCCCTCTCCGGTGTTTATTCTCTCCTCTCCGTAGAGTTCCAACTTCCACTCGTTCGCATTCTCATGCGACGTATGCAGTCCAGAGGGAAGATACCGAAGCTTCCCAAAGACAGCATTACGCCTGTCATTGTAACGGGTACAGCCGCACTAGGCAGAGGAAACGACCTGCAAAAGCTGAAGTCGTTCCTACAAGACCTGATTACTCTGACAGGCGCATCCCCCACTTCCATTCAACGCATCAAGACCGGCGACCTTATCCGCCGTCTGGCTACAGGCCACGGCATCGAGGTCGAAGGGTTGATCCGTTCGGAAGAAGAAATCGAGGCCCTAATACAACAACAGCAACAGCAATCGCTAATGCAGCAAGGGATTCGAGAAGCCGTGAAAGGGGCGGCACCCGCCGCTGGCAAACAACTCATAGAACAGGGAATAGACTTAGATGGCCTCCAACAGCAGTAGACGTAAAAAGATGGCGGCGCAGCGCCGTAACCAAGCTTCAAAAGCAAGAACCGCAGCAAGAAAAGCTGCGCCTAAGCCGAAGGTTAAACCGAAGGCTCCGCCTAAGCGCAAGTCTACTGTAGCCTCCCGCAATCCCGGTCCCGGTGACCGTCCTGTCCCGAAGAACAAGAAATACAACCGGACAGCTAGCGGCGGCGTGAAACCGAAGGCCGCACCCAAGCCCAAGTCTAAACCGAAGGCTGCGCCTAAGAAACCGACAGCCGCTAAAGCGTCTAGGGCGTCTAGAGCCGCTTCAGCTATGCGCGTCGCAGGTCGGTCGCTTATGGGTAGAGGACTTGGCGGTACTGCGGCGGGCGCGGCGCTCATGGGTGCAAGCTTTGTGCCTGACGTTGTGTCACGCGATACCACTAAGAAACGCACGGCTAACCGTAAGGCTCCTACTAGCAGAAACCGTATGCGGGCTACTGCTCGTAAAGCTACGCCTCCTAAAGACGCTGGAAAAGTCCGCGCTCAGAAAACTCAGGGCAGAAAAGTACCTGTTATCCGCCCTGCATCTGGCCCTACTAAAGTACGTCCAGCGGGCCGCACCAAACTTGATGGTACGGAAACCCGTCAGCGCAAGGCAGGGAACTACGGAGGTAGCTCGACAGGTGCGTCTATGCGACTAGCTGATGTACGCCCCCGTAACATAACCATGTCTAAGAAAACCGGCGCTAAGAAAACTAAAGCCGGAAACTACCCGGTCTATTCCAAGAAATCTTCAGCCGCAAAATCATTTCGATCTGCGTTTGCAGACGCACGTAAGAGCGGAAGAAAGACGTTCACTTGGCAGGGCCGTAAATACACCACCAAAGTGAAAAAGAAATGAGGATGAACTATGGCGGTTACAAAAACCGACGAGAAAAAAATCGAGACTAAACAGCCTGAGTACCCTGATTGGCCGGGTAACGAACTTGCGGAAGACGATGTTGTCTATCGCCTTCCTAAGTCCGGTAACCTGATCCAAAAAGGAGCTAAGGCTGATGGTTGAATCTATCAACACGTTTGAAGGTGAGACGGGAGCAGAAGCTCCAGTAGAAGCAGAAGCCCCCGCACCTTCTGAGACTGTAGAAGAGGCAAGTGCTAATGAAACACCTGAAGCTGTTCTTCCAGAAAAGTTCTCAAGCGTTGAAGACCTTGTCAAAAGCTATAACGAGCTTGAGGCAAAGCTTGGTCAAAGCAGCGAAGAACCTCAAGAACAGCCTGAGCAGCAAGCTGAACAAGCTGAAGACGAAGCTAGAGAAGTGCTGGAACAGCGCGGCCTTGATTTTGATGAAATGTCAGCAGAGTTCGCTAGAGATAGTGCGCTATCTGAAGATAGGTATCAGCAACTTGAAGAAGCTGGTATCCCCCGCAACTTGGTTGACCAGTTTATCGAAGGTCAAAAAGCGGTTGGTCAGCAAATTCAAGAACAAGCTTTCCAAGTCGTAGGCGGGCAAGACAACTACAACAACATGGTGTCTTGGGCGCAGGCTAATATGTCAGAAGGCGAGATCGAGTCCTTTAACAGGGCTGTCGAAGCTGGTGACATGAACGACAAGATGCTGGCTGTTCGTGGCCTATACTCTAGGTTTACCTCAGAGAATGGCTCTTCACCGAATCTAAGACATGGTGCTGCAAACAATGGCGGTGCCACTGATGTCTACGATAGCTGGGCGCAAGTGACGCAAGACATGAGCGACACCCGCTATAAGAACGACCCTGCCTTCAGGGCAGTGGTTGAAGACAGATTAAGCCGCTCAGGCTCTCTGTCTTAACTCGCCTAACCCAACAAGTATCCTTGACCCGATACGTCGGACAATCTTGAGAGAACGGAAAGTAGGCACTCAAACCGGACTAAAGTTTCTTTAGTCTTCCTTCACAACCTTATCTCCAAGAGGTGATTAAATGGCTAACGCCACTGTATCGCGTCTCGGTCAGGTCAACGCTGCGGGTTCTGCCGATGCTTTGTTCCTTAAGGTATGGGCTGGAGAAGTGCTGGAAAGCTTCGAGCAGTACACTGTTACTGCCGACAAGCACATGATCCGTTCCATTGCCAATGGGAAGTCGGCGCAGTTCCCCGTTATGGGCCGTTCGAGCGCAGAGTACCACACGCCGGGTAACGAAATTAACGGCACGGCACTCAACCACAATGAGAAGGTCATCACGATTAACGACCTTCTGATCTCGCACCACTTCATTGCCGAAATTGATGAAGCGAAGAACCACTACGATATTCGCTCCGTCTACACGCAGGAAATGGGTCGCGCACTTGCCTTCCAGATGGACAAGCACGTCCTTCAGATGATGGTCGCGGCAGCGAAAACCACTACGGCTAACGTAGGCGACACCAACTATCCTTCGGGTACGATTGTCACGTCCGCTAACTCTGCCACTGTAGCTAACGATCTTATCGCAGCTATCTTTGACGCAGCCGAGGCCCTCGATGACAACTATGTACCTGCGGAAGATCGGTTCTGCTTCCTCAAGCCGGATGACTACTACATGCTGGCGAACGCCACCAACGCAGTTAACGTCGACTTTAGCGGTCGCGGTTCTATTGCGGACGGTACGGTTGCTAGCATTGCTGGTATCAACCTCATCAAAACGCCTCACCTGCCGACGACGAACGTCACGGGTACTGGCACTGATGCGGGT